GAGACAGACCTGAAATCCATGGGAGTGCAGGAGGCGGTCAGCGGGCAGGACGGGCGAAAGTACGAGTGCATCATATGGGATGGGTACATCTCCGGGCATGAGATGGCTGCCGCGGGGTTCCCGATCGCCCAAGACAAGCTCGGCGACCAGATCGAAGCGATCGTATGGATGCTCGACGGCGAGATCATCAAGGCGGACATGAACCCTTGGGTGCAGCTTGACGTCAGTTTCAAGGTGAACACGTACCACCACTTCATATTCGAGGAAGACGAATCGACGATTACCGGCAACGGACTGCCGAATATCATGCGCGACAGCCAGATGGCGGTGGCCGGCGGCGCTCGGATGCTGCAGGACAACGCAAGCGTGACGTGTGGGCCGCAGTTGGAGGTCAATACGCAGCTGATGGCAGCCGGGCAAGACCTGACTTCGATCCATGCGTACAAGGTATGGTATCGGGAGGACATGGGGGCGGACATGAACGTCCCCGCCATCAAGGAAGTGCGAATGGATTCGCACATGGACGAGCTGCTGAAGGTCATCAAGTTGTTCAAAGACTTCGCCGATGAAGAGACCTTTGTCGGGGCGGCGACGGGCGGCGACATGCAGAAAGGCCCATCCGAGCCGTTCCGCACAGCTACCGGCGCTTCAATGCTTCGCGGCGATGCGGCGCTCCCGTTCAAGGATGTCGTCCGGAACTTCGACCTGTTTACCCAGTCGGTCATCAGCTCGATTGTCGCGTTCAACATGCAGTTCAACCCGAAGCGAAGCATCCAGGGTGACCACCAGGTCATTCCGCGTGGGGCGACCAGCCTGATCGCCAAGGAAGTCCGGGGGATGATCCTCGACGGCCTTGCCATGTCGCTGACACCGGAAGATGCGCGGTACCTTAACCGGTGGGAGCTGCTCCGAGAGCGCCTGGCGGTACGCGATGTCGACCTCGGCTCAGGGATCATGTGTTCAAAGGCCGAGGCAGAGCGCCGTGACGCAGATGCCAGTGCCGCTCAGAAGGCGAAGGATGACCAGATTGAATCGCTCCTGCGTGCGGAGGTCCGCAAGACGCTTGCGGACGCTGTCAAGGCGCTGACGCAGTCCGACAAGAATGCCGCGGCAGCGGACTCGACGACCGCGAAAACTCAGGTCGACCTTGCCAACAACTTAATGGGAACTCTGGAAGGGGAAGTAAATGATGATCGAGGACAGGCTCCTGCAGCACAGGGAGGCGGCGCAGGACGCCCGCCGAGTGTTGTACCAACATCGGGACGACGTAACGGGCCAAGCCCTCTCCAAGCTGTTAACAATCCACTTGGAGCAGTCACGGGCTAAACTGGAAAGGGTTTCTCAGGACGAGTTGCTGCGTGTACAGGGAGAAGTCGCCGCATATCGAAGGCTCTTGAGCTATCAACACGAACCAGACCCATCCATCCGAACCTGAAGGAATATCCATGGACCCGAACAAAGAATTCAACGACTCGTTTGCGGAAGCAATTGGAGAAATAGATGACACCGATACCTGGTCGACGCAGGCAGACAGTGCAGCAGTCGCTGCGGATGATGCTCAACAATCCGGTGAGCCGGGGGATGGCGCTGATAGTGGCGCGGAACCTCCGGAATCGGGAGGAGACGCAGCTGTTGAGGATGATTCGGGACAATCCGCTGGTGGAAGCTCCGATGCTGATAGCCGTAACGCGCCCGATCACGGTATAGATTATGCGGCGGAAATCGCCGCCCTGCGCGCCGAGCTTGAAGCCGTACGAAATCCACCGGCAAGGGCCGAGCCTCAAAAGGCACCCGAACTGTACTCCCCGGAGGAAATCGCCGAGCTGAATACCCTCAAGGAGGACTGGCCGGACTTGTACCGGATGTTCTCGCTCATGGCCCGGCAGTCGGAAGCGAAGGTCGTCAATTACACCTTCGCGGAGATGAGCAAGGTACTGAATCCGCTCCAGCAGTCGGTAAACGTTATTACGGGCAACGACCACCAGGATGCGATATATTATGCCCACCCGGATTATGATCAGGTCTATAATCCGTGTATGCAGTGGATCGAGGCACAGCCTACGTTTATACAGCGCGCATGCAAAGAAGTGGTATCCTCCGGGACATCCGAGGAGGTCATCACGATGATCCAACGATTCAAGGATGAGACGGGGTGGAAAGTGAAATCCGCCCAATCTGCAGCACCGAAGACTGAACTCTCTAACGCGGCCAAACAAGCGGCTAAAGCGATTGGGGCGGTAGGTACGAAGCGCGGCGCAGCAACAAGCGTACCAGACCCGTCGGATTTTGACGCCGCCTGGGAAGAAGCGAACGCCGCATAACCGCTTAATGCGGGGGGCCGTGCAGCCTCCCACAAGACCGAATAGGAGAAGTAAATGGCAAACGCAGTTACCTATGGCGACATCTCGCCGCGTACTGCCGCGAAAGTGATCAAGCAGCTGCTCGATCGCGCGGCTCCCGTGATGTGCCTGGAGAAATTCGGGCAGTCGCAACCCATCGACCAGAATTCGACCAAGTCCGCGAAGTGGCGTCGGTACTACCTGACCGGTTCGACCGGTGCGGCCGGCCCGAATGGCGGCGGCCTGAACGGCGCCGGCGCGGCGTTTTACGTCCCTCTGGCAACAACCCCGCTGACCGAAGGCGTTACCCCCGGCGGGAGCAAGTTGTCCAGCACTGACTACACGGTGACTCTGGCCCAGTACGGCGACTTCATTACGATTTCCGACGTGGTCATGGATACCCATGAAGACCCGGTACTCTCGGAGGCTGTTGACATCCTCGGCGAGCAGGCCGCGTACACACTGGAAACCATCCGCTACAACGTTCTCAAGGCCGGAACCAATCGGTTTCTGATCGGTGCGGCAGGGGCCACGGTCGCTACACGGAACTTGGTTGCTGGTCCGATCACGCTGGGCAACCAGCGGTCAATTACGACCGCACTGAACCGCCAGAACGCTCGGCGGTTTACCAAGGTCCTGTCGTCCAATGCGAACTACCGTACCGAACCGGTGGAAGCCGCGTACATCGCACTGTGCCATCCGGACCTCGAAACCGACATTCGCACGCTGCCCGGGTTCACCCCGACCAAGCAGTACGGCACAACGACTCCATGGACCAGTGAAATTGGTGCGGTTGAACAGGTTCGCTACCTGACGTCGACGATCTTTACTCCGTTCGCCGATTCGGGTGCCGCTACCGGTGGTGCGACGACGTACCGTTCGACCAGTGGTTCGAACTGGGATGTGTATCCGATCCTGTACCTCGCGCGCGATGCCTTCGGGATCGTGCCGCTCAAGGGCAAGGACTCAATCGTTCCGATGGTCGTGAATCCAAAGCCCGCCCCCGGCGATGCGCTGGGGCAACGCGGAACGGTCGGCTGGAAAGCCTACCAGGCGGCGATCATCCTTCAGGATGCGTTCATGATGCGTGCGGAAGTCACTGCCACGTCGTAACATCTCGGGGGAGGCCACGCGGCCTCCCCCTTCACGATCAAGGAGAATCAAATGGGTATCGCTACCTCGAATATCACCCAGACAGGTGGGGTTGCAAACTATTGCGTCATGGCCTTCACCACGGACGCCGTAGCGGCTGCCGACACGACCTTTGACTTCGGCTTCAAGCCACGCGAAGTCAAGTTCGTTAACATCACCGACCGTCTTACGTACGAGTGGGCCGAGGGTATCCCTGCGACCAATACGCTGGATACGGCGGCTGCCGGTACGCGTACGCTCGGTAACTCGACCACAATTGCGGTCAGTTCTGCTGGCATCGTTACCGTGAAAGCCGCGGCGATGGTTGCCAGCAAGGCGTTTTACGTCGTCGCTGTTGGCTAAGTTCGATCGTTGTGCAAGTTGAGGTGGGGCTCCGGCCCCACTTCTATTACCCCCACTGGAGGATGCAGTAATGACAAAGAGCGCTATCGCAGACGTAACCGGCAACACTGACGAACTTCCGGATGTGCAATCACAAATCGATGCGGCGGTTGCCGCGGCGCTTGCAGCACGCGATGCGGGGCATACCCCTCCGCCTGTGCGGGACACGCGAAGGATGCGAATCATCCTCGAAGAGAATGATCTCAT